CGCCGCGGCGTCGACGCTCGACTCGCTGGCGCAGGCGCTTGACCGCGCGCGCGCCGCCAGCACCGCCGCTGCGTCGGCCGTGGCGGCGGGACAGGCGGCCTATGCCGGCGCCGAGACGGCCGCGATGAAGGCGGCCGCGGCGGCCGAGCGCCTCGGCGTGGCGGCGACCGCGCAGCAGGGCAAGCTCGCGGCGGCCCTCGAGACGGGCGACACCACGAAGATCGAGGCGGCCGCGACGAAGCTCGGCGACCTCGAGGCGCGCCAGGCGGCGGCGGCGGCGACGAGCTCGGCGGCGGCGGCGGCGCTCGCCGAGCAGGCGGCGAACCTCGACGCGCTGCAGGTTGCGGCCACGGCGGCAGCCGACGCGGAGGCCGGGCTCGCGCGCCAACTCGACGCGGCGACGCAGGCCGAGGAGGCGAACGCGGCCGCGGCCAAAAAGACGGAGCAGGCCACGGCGGCGGCAGGGAAGGCCGCGGCCGGCGGCGGCGTGAAGCTCGGCGAGCTCGAGGGCGCGATGGGCAAGCTCGGCGGCCCGGCGGGCATGGTCGGCCAGAAGATCGCGGGCGTCGGCGAGGCGTTCCGCAAGCTGGCCGCGCTCGGCCCCGCCGGGATCTTCGTGGGCCTCGCGGTGGCGACGATCGCGGTGGTCGCCGGGCTCGCGATGGCGACGGTCGGGCTCCTCAAGTTCGGGCTCGCGAACGCGGACGCGGCGCGCACCTCGGCGCTCCTTTCGCAGGGCATCGCGGGCAGCGTCGCGGGCGGCGCACAGCTCGACGCGACGATCTCCTCGCTCGGCTCGCGGGTCCCCATCGCGGCCGACGAGCTGCGCAGCATGGCGAGCACGCTGGCCAAGACGGGCCTGAAGGGCGACGAGCTCTCGGCCGCGCTCGAGACGGCCGCGACGAAGGCCGCAAAGCTCAAGTTCGGCCCCGACTTCGCCAAGGCGATGCTCTCGGCTGACTTCCAGTCGCAGCGCCTCAAGGCGAACGTCGGGAAGATCTTCGGCGGGCTGAAGATCGAAGGGCTCCTGACGGCGCTGTCGAAGGTGGGCGCGCTGTTCGAGGAGGACTCTGCCGCGGCGAAGGGCATCAAGGCGATCTTCGAGTCGTTCTTTCAGCCGCTCGTAGACGGCATGACGAACGCGGTGCCGAAGTTCATCGCTGGGTTCCTGCAGTTCGAGATTTGGGCGCTCAAGGGGCTCATCGCTGTGCAGAAATACCAGCCGATTTTCAACGTCGTCGGCGCCGTGATTATGGGCTGGATGTCCAGCATTGGGCAGTCGTTCGGGTTCGCCTACGACATCATCGCGGGCACGGCCTCGGGCCTCGTCGCGCTTGGCACTCTCGGCTCCGCGGCGCTGGCCGGCCTATCGAGCGCGGCGCTGAGCGTGCGCACGTTCCTGCAGAGCATCAACCTCGCGGAGATCGGGCTCGCGATGGTGACCGGGCTCGCGTCAGGCATCACGGCTGGCGGCGCGGCAGTCGTTGGCGCGGTGACGGGCATCGCCTCAGGCGCCGTCGCGGCAGCAAAGGCCGCGCTCCAGATCAAGAGCCCCTCGAAGGTCTTCGCGGAGATCGGCGGCTACACCTCGGAGGGCATGGCCCAGGGTGTCGACGACGGCGCCGACGCGGTGCAGGGCTCGCTCGAGGCGATGGTCGCGCCGCCGGCGGACGGTGCAGGGGCGCCCGCTGCAGGGGGCGGGCGCGCGGGCTCCGGCGGCGGCACGACGGTCACGATCGGCTCGCTCACCATCCAAATCGACGGCGCCGGCGGCGACGCCAAGAGCATCGCCGAGGAGTGCCGCAAGGCGTTCCTAGACCTCATCGAAGGGCTCGCTCAGCAGGGCGGCGGGATGGTGCCAAGTGCCTAACCCCATCGACGATCCGGACCTCTACGACCACGTGGAGCTCGGCGGCGTGCAGTCGCCCGGCATCGTCACGATCACGGGTCACGACCGCAAGATCGGGTGGGACATCAAGAAGGGCTCCGGGCAGAGCGGCGCGACGACGACGCGCTCGAGCGACGACCCGACCGAGTTCACGTGCTCGTTTTACCTGGCCGATGAGGAGGACTTCGCGCAGTGGCCCACGTTCCTCGCGACGGTCAACTCGACCGTGAGCGGGCAGACGCCGACGGCGCTGGACATCTATCACCCCGACCTCGCCGAGAACGACATCAAGGCCGTGGTCAAGGCCACGGCCATGGGCTCCGTGCACGACGGCAAGGGTGGCGTGACGAAGGTCGTCAAGTTCCTCGAGTACCGCCCGCCGCGCCCCGCGAAGGGCTCGCCGAAGGGCAGCAAGGCCGGCGCCGCGACGAAGGCCCCCGACCCGAATCAGGCGGCGCTCGACGAGATCGCGAAGCTCACCAAGCAGTACCAAGAAACGCCGTGGGGGAAGCCCGCATGATTCACCACGCCGACGTGCTCGACGCGCTGCGAGCGATGCCTGACAACTCGTTCCACGGGTGCCTCACGGACCCGCCCTATGGGCTGTCGTTCATGGGCCATCAATGGGATCACGGCGTGCCCTCCGCGGAGGTCTGGCGCGAGGTGCTGCGCGTGCTTCGGCCCGGCGCGGCCCTGCTCGCGTTCGGCGGGACGCGGACCTTTCACCGGCTGACTTGCGCCATCGAAGACGCAGGCTTTGAGGTCAGAGATTGCCTCATGTGGCTGTATGGGTCGGGCTTTCCGAAGTCGCACGACGTGAGCAAGGCAATCGACAAGGCCAACGGCGACTGGCGCGGCAAGGCCGGCGCAGTCACATCCGGCGACGCTGCCATGGGAAACCCGAACTACGCGCGTACGCCAAAGGGTGAGCCAATCGCAGCAGCAGCAGTGCAATGGTCAGGCCACGGCACCGCGCTCAAGCCCGCGTGGGAGCCCATCATTCTCGCCCGCAAGCCGCTCGAGGGCACCGTCGCGGCGAACGTCCAGCGGTGGGGCTGCGGCGCGCTGGCGATTGATGCGAGCAGAGTGGAGCCATCTGGCCCGCCCAGTGGGTGGTCCTCGTCGGGCTCAAAGGCTTCGGCCAATCTGTCAATGAGCGGCGCGAACTACGCGCGAGACGCAAAGCCTGATAGCCCCCTCGGTCGCTGGCCGGCCAACGTCATCTTCGACCGCGAGGCAGCCGCGATCCTCGACGCCCAAAGCGGGAATCGGCCCTCGACGCTTACGGGCCGCGCCGACCCTACCAAGTCACACGCCCATCCTGCCGATCCCACGAAACACCACAAGAGCATGTTCGGCAACAAGTCGGCGCAGGCCAACGTCTACGCTGACTCCGGCGGCGCCTCCCGCTTCTTCAAGCAGTGCGACTACACCGAGGAGGACGCGCGCTTCTTCTACTGCGCGAAGGCGAGCAGGAAGGAGCGGGATGCGGGGTTGGAAGGGTTCGCTGTGGTGACTCGCGCCGAGCAGACCCGACGCAAGGAAGGCTCGGCGGGGTCCAAGAGTCCGGCTGCCGGATCGGGCTCGACGGAGGGCGGTCGCAACATCCACCCCACGGTGAAGCCCATCGCCCTGACCACCTACCTCGCGCGGCTCATTCTGCCGCCCGTCGAAGGCTCGCGGCTGCTCGTGCCGTTCTGCGGCTCGGGCTCCGAGATGCTCGGCGGCACGCGCGCAGGCTGGTCGCACGTCGAGGGCATCGACGCGTGGGACGTGGCCGTCGACATCGCACGGGCGAGGACCGCATGACCGCAACCCTCAACAGCATCCTGGCGACGTCCGCGCGCGTGTACCTGCCCGCGTGGGGCGTCTGGTACGCCGAGGTCGACCTCGACGGCGAGCACACGCTCACGGGCGCGGCGACGGTGGAGATCGCCGACCTCACGCTGCGGGGAACGATCCTCTCGGGCGGCCCGGAGAACGGCCGCTCGCACTACCGCGTCGTCGGCGGCAAGGGCGGCTGGGGGCAGACCATCGCGGCGAAGGGCTACGCCAACGACGCCGGGGTGAAAGCCTCGACGGTGCTCCTCGACGCGGCCGACGCGTGCGGCGAGACCATCCTGGCGAGCACCCTGCCGACGACGCGCCCGGGGCCGTCCTGGGCCCGCCCCGAGGCGCGCGCGCGGGCCGTGCTCGAGCTGCTCGTACCGCGCGGGTGGTACGTGGGCGAGGACGGGATCACGCGCATCGGCGCGCGCGCCGCCGGCGAGCTGCCCGCGGGCGTGACGCACGGCCCGGTCGACCACGCGCGCGGGTGCGTGGAGCTCGCGTCGGAGTCGATCGCGACCATCCTCCCGGGGGTCGTCGTCGACGGCCTGACGGCGGTGGACGTGCTGCACGAAGCGACGCCGGCCGGGCTGCGCTCGACGGTGCACGGCGCGCGCGGCGCGAGCTCGCGGGCGCTGCAGGGCTTCCGCGCGATCGTCGACCAGCTCGACCCCGACCGCGCCTTCCGCGGGCAGAGCGAGTATCGCGTGACGTCGCGCTCCGGCGATCGCGTGGGCCTCGAGCCGGTGCGCGTCTCGACGGGCATGCCCGAGCTCACGCGCGTGGTGGCGCGCCCGGGGCTCCCCGGCTGCAAGGGCGGCGCGGCGATCGGCTCGCGCGTGCTCGTGGCGTTCGCCGACAGCTCGCCGGCGCGCCCGTACGTGTGCGCGTACGAGGACGCGGACGGCTCGGGCTTCGTGCCCACGACGCTCGTGCTCGACGCGTCCAGCTCGATCAAGCTCGGGGCGGACGCGACGAAGGGCGTGGCGCGTGACGGGGACGACGTCTGCCTCGGGTACTTCTGCGCGGACACGACAACGAACACGATCTACCGGTCGCCCCCCGAGCTCGGGCCGCTGCTGACCGTGTATCTCCCGTGGTGGAAGGTGACCGCGGTGGCTGACGTGCAGTGGTGCACGGCCACGAACCCCGCGACGCCGACCGTTCCGCCCCCGCCCGGCACTCCGGGCACGGCATTGATGGGCATCATCAACGAGGCCTCAGGCCTGGTGAAGTGCGAATGACCACTACGTACTTCGGTTACGACATTTCCTGCACGACCGGCCTCAAGACCGGGCGCTTCGTCTCGGGCGTGGAGCTCGTCGCGCAGGCGTATTACCGGCGACTGACGACGACGCGCGGCACGCTCCTCGGCGGGCCCGAAGAGCAAAACTACGGGCTCAACCTCATGAGCCTCATCGGCAGCGCGGCCACGTCGAGCTTTGCGGCCTCGCTCCCGGGGAAAATCGAAAACGAACTGATGAAGGACCCGCGGACCGAGTCCGTGAAGGCCACCGTGGTCAGCGCGACGAGCGGCCCTGCGGTCACCTACACGATCAGCATCGAGGCGAAGACGACGCTCAGTCCGTTCACCCTCGTGCTCGCGGTGTCCGCGGTGAGCGCCGAAATCCTGGGGATCCAATGACCATCTCGCTTGCCTCGCTCATCCTCGAAGAGACCCGCGCGGCCATCTACAACTACGCGCTGGGCATCGCGACGAGCATCGGGCTCCCCGTCACGTCGTGGCAAGTGGGCGACCCCACGCGCAGCCTCTATCACGTGCTCTCGGCGAAGCTCGAGGCGCTCGAGGCGAACGTCGCCGGGTACATCCGCAGCGGCTTCCTGGACCACTCCGAGGATGTCTGGCTGAAGGTGAACGCCGAGCAGACCTATGGCGTGATCGTCCCGGATCCGACGTACGCCGAGACGACGGTCACGCTCACCAACGCGTCGACGAACCTGTACATCGTCGACGCTGGCGACCTCACCTTCGCGTCCGCGGTCACGGGCAAGACGTACCGGAACACCACGGGCGGCACCCTCGCGCTCGGCCCCGCGACCACGCTCGCCGTGACGGTGGTGGCCGACGAGGCTGGTTCGGGCAGCTCGGCAGGCGCGGCCGAGATCACGCGCCTGGTGACCGCGCTGGACGGCGTGACGTGCACGAACGCGACGGCCGCCGTGGGCATCGACGAGCAGGACGCGAGCGTCACGAAACAGCAGTGCAAGGACATGCAGGACGCGACGAGCCCAGACGGCGCGCGCGGTGCATATGCCTACTTCGCGCGAAATCCCGACTACGGCGGGACCTCGGCGATCACGCGCGTTCGCACCTACGGCGACAGCACCACGGGCAACGTGACCGTGTACCTCGCGGGCCCCTCGGGCGGCTCCTCGGCGGCCGACGTCGCCCTCGCGCAGCTCGCGATCGTGACGTGGTGCCTCCCGCTCTGCATCACGCCGACGGTCGCCGCGGCGTCGAACGTCACGATCGCGGTCACGTACGAGCTTTGGCTCTACAAGTCGTGCAACAAAACCGTCGCCGAGGTGCGCACGACGGTCGAGACCGCGCTCGGGGTGCTCTTCTCGGCGCGCCCCATCGGCGGCGACGTCGTTGCGCCCGCGACGACCGGCAAGATCTACCAGTCCGACATCCTGGCCACGATCGTCAAGGCGATCCCCGAGGGCTTCCGCGCGTCGGTCACCGTCCCGAGCGGGGACACGTCGCTCACCAACGGCCAAGTCGCAGTGCTCGGCACCGTGACGGGGGCTATCCACCTCGAGGACGACCCGGTCTGATATGGACTTTCGCACTCGAAATAAGCAGTTCGGCCCGCGGTGGCTCGTCGACGACGGCGCCGAGTCGACTCTCGTGCAGTACTCGCTCGACCTAATGCTCGACGCGAGCTTGGAGCGTCTCTATCTCGGCATGCTCGCGCGCTACCCCGACACGGCCGCGCTGCTCGGTGTCGAGGGCGCCCTCGAGGCGATCGGCCGCGACCGGCGCACGCTGCGCGGCCTCGGCCCCGAGAGCGCGACGAGCTACGCGGCGCGCCTCAAGCGGTGGCTTCACGACGCGAAGAAGCGCGGGAGCCCCTTCATGCTCATGCAGAAGCTGCAAGAGTACATCGCGGCGGGCTCGTCGTTCCGCACCGTCGACGCGCGGGGGAATTGGTTCTCACGCAGCGCCACCGGCGTCGAGACGTACACGCTGAACACCGGGAATTGGAACTGGGACTCGACGGTTCCGTCGAGCCAGTGGGCGCGCTTCTGGGTGATTATCTACCCCGGCACGCGCTGGAGCCACTCGGCGAACTGGGGCTCTGGCCAGCTCTGGGGCGACACCGAGAAGACATGGGGAACGACCGCCACGCCCTCCGAAGTGGCCGGCGTGCGCGGCATCGTGGCGGACTGGAAGCCCGCGGGGACGCGGTGCGTGAACATAATCATCGCCTTCGACCCGGCGTCATTCTCGCCGACTGCCCCCGAGCCTGACGGGCAGTGGGGCAAGCCCTCGAAGGTAGTCGCAGGCGTCCACGTCGCGACGAGACTCTCAACCGCCGACTACTGGGATGGGACCCGCACATGAGCACGACTTACGGCACCGCCTCGGCAATCACCATTCCCTCCGACGGCGACACGATCGACGCGGCGGACGTCAATACCCCGCTCGCCGCGCTCTGGGACCAGCACGACTTCCTCGACACCCTCGTCGCGCTCCAGGCCATCCTC